GAAACCCGCACGCGTTCCTTGGCGCGCACATCCGGCATCGCCACGGCCACCATTTCGGCGACCGTCATGCCGTATGCGACGTCCAGCTTTTTCCGGCCCCGTCCCGGATCGATATGCGGAAGGGCCAGCAAACCGACGGTCGGTTTGCCAGCACCTACGATTTCATGTCGCATGATTACCTGTTGAGACCGATATGCCGATGCAGCGCGATCAGCTTTGGCTTCCAGCGGCCACTGTCATAGCGCTCGACTCTTGTTTCACTGTCATGAGTGATGTGCAGCATTCGACCGGGCTCAACGACAATGCCGACGTGACTGTCGATTCCTGCCCGCTTGAATACTGCCATATCGAACTCGCGCTCCTGTCCGATCGGAACATCCACCCAAGGTGTTTTGACGAGTTCGCCTGCCATCAGCGCGGCAATTTGCTCGCGCTCCGGCTCGTCCAACGTTTCCTGCGCGTAACTGGCAACGTCGATGCCGAGCACGTCGCGATAGACCAGCCAGAGCAGCCCCCAGCAGTCGACGCCGTCGCGAGATCGGCCGGCAAATTGCCACGGCAGGCCGATGAGGCCGCGGGTCCAGTGCATGTCGAGTTTCCGCGCAAACCCGTTCATCTAAATAGCCCCGGCGCCTGCTGCTTCGTCATGCGCTGCGCCGGCCACGGCTCCGTCTCGATCGGCTCCCGCGAGCAATCCAGCGACACCTGCTGCGCATTGTAGGTCGCGTTGACGGCGGTCATCTCATAGACCTCTTCGACCTCATTTGGCGCGCCCGACAAGACAACCTTAATGACGACTTTCGCCTGCGTACCGGGCGTAACCCCACGTGCCGTCGCCGCCATGTCTTCGGCAACATTCGCAAAGATCAGCGTGGTCGCCGGCGGCGTGCCCTCTTGGTCGTCCGGAACCGACGCGGACATCATGACCCACTGATACTCCCGGCCCAGATGGACCAAGCCATAGCGCAGCGGGTCGGTCGACAGGCGCTGCGCCGGTTCGCTCGATATCAGAACGGCTTCCGTCGCCCCGGCCGGCGTGATCTCTGCCAGGACAATCGGATACTCCTCGGTATCCTCCGCATTGAACGCATGCCGCGCCGAAAGTGATTGCTCGACCATCAGGGCAATACCAACAGATCGAACTGGATCGTGAATATCATTCCAGATATGGCGCTCGTCGCCGGCTGGCTCTGGCCAAATTGCGCGAGCCACCATTGGTCGATAACGATCGGAACGTCGTTTTCATCCAACAAAACGTTCCATGATTCGTCATACAGCGCATTTCCATCTATCTGCTGGTCCGGCAAAAGGAACGGCGTGACGCCAAAATTCAATTCTTCTTCGAAGAAGCGGTCGAACCGCGCCCGGCCATCCATTTCCACCATGATGGCGCAAGTGACCGGCCGTATTGCAGGACCGCGACGACGCTGCTTGGACGGACCAACATCAGGAGCGGTTGTTAAGCGATTGCCACGCGCCGACGATTGGAAGCCCTGCACCAATGACCGTTGCGGTAAATCAATGGGCCAAATCGGAATCGTCATCGACGTACCCCGACCGGCTTGGCTCCGTAACTATTTGCCAGCGTCCGTTGCGTGCGGGAACCCGCCCGCGACAGCGCCGCACTCACGGCATCGTCAAGCTGGACATCGATCCGACGATTCCCACGTCCGTCGACGGTTTCCTGTACCTGCACATTCGACGGGTTTGGAGCGCCGTGAATATGGACTTCGGTTTTGCCCGATCGATCATCGTTGGCGGGCCGATAGAACGGCACAATGTTGGGACCGGATGGTGTGACAAGGCCGCCGACGTCATAACCACGCGTCGCGCCACGACGAAGGCTTTCGAGGAAGCTGACCCCGAGGCTGGACGTTGCGGCCTGGTCGAAGACGTATTCACCGGCGTGCACGATGCCAGCCGGCTGGTACTTGCCGCCCGGACCGGTATATCCGCCGCTGGCGTAACCCGCGCCATAGTCCGACGCGTCGAGACCCGGCAATGGATTTGCCGAGCTGCCGGGGTTCACGAGGCCGCCACCGCTAAAGCCAAATATTCCGCCGAGACCGCCCAGCATCGTCTGCAGCGATCGGAAGATCGGCATGACGATGTAAAACTTAATCAGCATCTCTTCGAGGGCGCGGATCACAGTCTTACTCATGTCGCTCGCGGCCTGAGAGAAGCTTTTCGTGCCATCGGTAGCGTCGGCAAGACCGGTAACCATGGCGCTCGACGCGGTGGACGCGAACCCACTCAGTGCTGAATTGGCGCGAAGACCGGACGCTTCGACGCTATCCAGCGCCGTCGACACATCCGGGTAAATGTCCTTCAACTGGTTCGCGATCGTGACATCTTCCGGCGCCAACAGCGCCGTCTGCCGTCCGCGGGATATCGTGTTGTCGATCTTGGCGCGTGCCAATGCGTCGGCAGCGGCCCCAGCCTCTACCTTCAGCTTTGCAAACTGAGCGGCCTGCTCTGCGGTTTCCTTGCCGCCGTTCGCCTGCACGGCCGCAGTTTCGGCCGCCTCGACGCGAAATTCGGCTAGCGCCGCAGCGCCAAGACCAACGGCTGCTGCATCGGCCTTCTGCTGCTCGACATGCCGCGTGACTGAATTGATGGCACGATCGACAGCGTCGTTGGCGTCCTGCTGTTTCTTGGCATTATCGTCGATCACGTGCGAGGTATCGGCCCGCGCCTTGTTCGCGACCGCATTCGCCTCGTTAACCTTCTGCTGCACGCCGTACTGGTTCTGCAGCCCGACCCGCAACCGAGCGACCGCATCCGCATAGGCATCGGTACCCTTCGCCATTTCGGCCGGATCGCTGGTGATGCCGTAGTACTTCTCCGCTTCCTTGCGGCTTTCGGGTGTCGTGGTGGCGTTGACGATCGCAGTGCCGGCGGCATTGGCACCCCTCTGCACTGCGTTGAAAAAGCCGGAAACATCCTTCCAGTCCGTCGTCACGATCTTGCTGACGAGTTGGGTTATATAATCGACGGCCTGCGCCGCCGATTCCACGATGCTGACCCATGCCTCCTGCATCTTGATGCCGGCGATGGTCAGCAGGTCCTGAATCGGATGCCAGCGCTGCTCAAGGATGGCGACCGCGGCCTCATAGCGCCGCTGCAGATCCAGTGCTTTGCTGACATCGGCGTCGGAGACGATGTCTTTGTCGGAAACCTTGGCCGCGGCTTCGTTGATCTTGTCGAAATACTCGCTGTCCTGACGGAGCCGCGCCGTGGCCTCGGCTCCGAATGCCGTCTTCGAGATATCCAGCGCCGCCAGACGCTGACCATCCTGCATCGCCTGATGGATCAGCGACGTGATCGCCTTGTATTTTTCCTCCGTCGTATTGGCTGCGGCAAACTCGGCAACGCCTGTATTGCCCTTGAAATTGCCGGCCTTCACCGACGCGGCCAGGCGCTGCTGCAACGCGCTGCCGCCGAGCTCATCGGCTGACGAGGTTTGCAGATTCATCAGCGCCTTGGTCAGATCATCGACCGAGGCCTTGGTGTCTTTCGCGCCCTTGGTCAGTTTCTGGAAGAACGTCGACGACAGATCGACCGCGGCAGCCTTCTCCGCGATCTGGCGGTATTCATCGAGTTTTTTGCCGCCAAGTTCCCACGCCTCGCCGGTCATCTTGATCGCGTCGAAGACCAGCATGGCGGTGCCGAGCAGGCGCAGCGCCGGCATCAGCTTCCCGAGAATGGTCGTAGCAACACCAGCGATCGATGGGCTGAACGCCTCCATCGCGGTGCCGGCGGACTTGATGCTGGCAGAGAATGGTACCAGCGCCGGGTTCACTGCGGCAACCGCGCCACCCAGCTTGATCAGACCGGTGCCAGCGAGATTGGTACCCCGCACGATCCCGGTCGCGGCTGTCTCGATTGCGGTCGTTGCCGCCCCGATCGCGGGCCCGGCCATCGAGTTGACCAGGCTGCGAAACTTGGGAGACAGCGCATAAGCCGCCTCGCCCGCCGAGCGGACATGATTGGTCCACTCCGCCCATTCCAGCCCGTTTTCGCTGATCGACTTGTTGTTGTCGTTGAGGCTCCGCATCTGCGCGTCGGTCGCAGTACGCTGCATCTGCACCATCTGCTGATACTGGCGCGCGTTCTGCTCGCTGATCCGCGCAAGATTGGCCATCGCCTGCTCAAGGCTGAGCTGCGACTTGGCCATCTTGTCGGACGACACGCCGACGTTGTCCTGCGCGGCCCCGAGCGCGACGAGCTTTTGCTTCGTCTCGTCGAGCCCGGAAGACGTACCCCGGATGTCGATGGTTTTGCGGATGGTGGCAGTCGATACCATTCTATTCTTCCACCTCGCCAAACTTCGCTGCGGCGCGCGCCTTTACGCGTTGCATCACGGAGCCAGTCGTTTCGGTGTCCGGCTGATTGAGCCGCAGATACTCGTTGTCGAGCTTGTCCACGATCTCTCTCAGGGTCTCGAAGCCGTCGATATTGGTAATGCCGTAGAGTTCGGCGAACTGCGCGACGGCGGGGAATGGGATGGGACCGACACCCATCCCGATCGGCCGCGCAGAGGAGAGGATCGAAAAGGCGTCCCAAAAGAACGCCGCGATCGGCAACAGTTCGGGCGGGGAAACGTAGCCCGGAGGCATTCGCCGGCCTTCTGCCTCCCACTCCTGCAATTGCTTGGCGTGCTTGCCCCAGGCATGCTGCCACTGCAGGAGTTCGATCAGTTTCCCGCGATTTCCGTGCGATCCTCCGCACCCTGCTCGCCGACCACGTTGGCGGCCCACACGACGGAATCGCGGAAGCGTCGCATCGCCGGATCGGTCAGAAGCTTTGTTGCGGCCGCTTTCGAATAGGCCAACGGCTGGCCATCATCGCCCTCGACGTTTTCCCAATCGATCAAGCAAGCCGACAGGAGGCAGGATGTAGTGATGCGATCCATCTCGTCAGGATCGATCCGCCCGCCGATCCGCTTGCTGCGTGGGACTGCTTCATACAGCGTCTGCTGCAGCCGACGCCAGTCGGCATTGTTAACGCCACGGACCTTCAAGCGGAGATCGCCCATCTCTGGGATGTTGTCGACCCAAGCGCCCTGCTCGAATTTGACGGCGTCGATTTTTGCATCGGTCAGTTTCATGAATCACCTTGAGGGTCGGGATATGTCGGGACGGGCGGACAGCGCTCCCGACGAACGCCATCCGCCCTACGCTCGCGAGCGATCAGGCGCCGGCCGTCGGGGCCACTTCCGTGATCTTCGAGTTGATCGCCGCATTGAAGGTGCGGGTCACG